CCAAAGGTGGTGCCTCGGTCGAATGCAGAGATATCTAGCTGTCGTCTAACTCCAGCCATAGTTCATTTCTCCTTAAGCAACCTTGTTGAGACATTCGTGAACCTTATCGCCGTCCATCCGAACCGCACCGAAACTCATCTCCGAGTAAACCTGGAGGGTGTAGTTCTTATCAGGACGCTCGTCCATACGGGACTTGACTTCCTCAGCCTGGGCAAGAATGATGCCATCTTCAGCCCATGCAATCGAGCGGAACGCTGTGGAAGTTGCGGCATCTTTGGTGATGCGATTCGACCAGAAGAAGTTGAAGCCCATATAGGAATCAACCTTGCCAGTGGTCAGCACCTTGACCGTGTTGTAGTCCGAAGACCCAACCTCGGTAAGTGCCAGCATATCGGAGATCGTCTTAGGAGCGACCATCCAATACTTCGGGATGTCGGGATCGACGTCGGCGTCGTTGAAAATCTGCATCATAAGCAGCATCTTCGGGAGTGACATATCGGCAACTCCACCTCCCAGGGCAGCCAGTGTGCCCAAGGTCGTGGCAGTCGCATCTGAATTGATGGAGATGGACTCGTCCTTGTGAGCGATGGTCGTGCTTCCGGTCTTGTCAACCGTAGCAGCGCCTAGAGCGGCAGAGATAATCAGATTATCCTTTGCACGTCCCAGAGCCATAGCCTGAGTGCGTTGAAACGCGGAGCTAGGTTCGATGATTGTCTTTAGTTTATCCTGGTTATCCAGGAACGATGAGGTGTTATAATCTGCGGGGGTTGCCCAACGACGAGAGTGATCCTGCTCGTTGTTGGGAGTGTCGCCATGCCGACTCGTAATCAGCTGAGCTTCTACCTCTCCAAGACGATCGAAGGCTGCGTCCTCGGCATTGGATACGGACTCAGTCCGAACCTTGCCTTGCATCTTCGAGCCAATCTGCTGAGAGAGGATGTAGAGGCTTGCCGCATACTGCCGAGTCATGGCAGTTGAAATGTTCGATGCAGGCATTTCTATAATCCTTACTTAGATACGTTGATCGCCGTGATTATCTCTCATGAGGTCTTGGCTACGTTTAACGTCCCGGTTGACGGCTGGTCCTAGGGGATTATCAGCTTACTGGTGTAGACTCCAAATAGAGTCTAGTGATTTTGTCGTGTACCTGCCGATATCGGGCAGGGTCAGATTTCTTGAGTTCCCCGGTCATGTAACCTGGGGTGGAGCGGAGATCGCTGATCTCAACTTCCATCTCGATTGGGGTTGACTTGTGCAGCTTGGTATCCACAGAACCGGACTCCATCAGCCTAGCACCCATATTAGCCACCCATTCAATAGCGACAGGACTATTCCCAATAATAGCCAGAAGAGCGTCCCGATTATCGCCTGGTTCCGTTGTGTCCGCGACGATGCGGTCCGCGAGGCCCATTCTTTCTTCGTAAGCGTCGCCATACTTTGACCTCATCGCCTGCTCGGCGTCACTGACTTCCTTGTCCTGTTTGTCCTGCTGGTGCTGAAGACCCTGGGTCGTCAATGCGTTATTGAACGATGCTATACCGTCTACCTGTTTCTGGTTCAGACCCAGCTGATGGGCCAAATCCTTGAACTGAGAAACCACGTCGCTACTCCAGCTGTCCTCGGGGATATCCTCGGGACGGTTCATCGTGTAGTCGTCTGCGGTCTCCGGTCGGCCAATGGCCTTGTGAAAGGCGTCCCAGTCCTCGACAGGGCTGAGTTCTGATGGCAGAATGACTTTATCCTTACCAAACGCCTTTTGTCCATGAACAATGGTTTTTATCATACCCGGTATGTCACTAAACGTATCCAGGCATTTTTCCCCTCGGTACTCCTCTGAGATCGATTCCTTCCATCCTTCTGCGAGGGTGCCGTCATCTCCTACGAAGGAGTTGAAGTTCCCTACTGCCGGGGCAGCTTCTGGAGCCGCCGTCTCTACTACTGGTGCTGCGATTTCTTCAGGCATGTGTCTGTACCTCTTCTCTGAGATCCGCATCCAAATACTGATGGATATGCAGGATTACCTCACGTTTGCCATTATTCTCTGCTGTTGCTTCTGGTGCATGTCCTGACGTGCCTCTTTTAAAGAAGCACAGCCGGTTCAGGTTTTCCATGACCTTCACCCCCTCATCAGTGTTGAATACCTTCTGGTACGCGATGATCAAATTCTTCTTTTCTTGTGCCCGTTCTTGTAAAGGTGTCATGCAAGTCCTTCCATTACTTGCCCGGCAGCAGACCCTTCCTCGGGAGCGCCGGTGCTTTGCCCGTATGCCTGTGCCGCCTGTGCGGCCTGTTCAGCAGCCAATGCCTGAGCCTGCTGCTCGGCCTGTGCTGCCCTCATCTTATCGACCTCGTCCATTGGTCGCTTATGTTCTGCCTTGATGCCCAGAGAGTCCCCAAGGTCTCTTACGCCCTTGTCAACATTGACGTTGTCCTTGATCCCGGGGTATATTTGTTCGACGTTGGCGATGATCTCCAGCCAGGTCTGGAACGCGGATGCCTGGTGACGTTTCAGAGCGAGCATCATAGGGGAGATGTACTCGATCTTAAAACTAGACCCTTGTAGCTCTTCTGGGGGCGTCAGGGACTCGTCATTCCGCAATAGAGTCAGGACCACCCGGTTAATCGTAGGATCCAGCATTTCAGGGATGAGCCTCCCGATTGGTTGGGTTAAACGGCGGAGACCTTCGTTTAGGCGTTCCGAGATCTCCAGCTGGGTTCGCCTGTCCCCCTTGAGCTGTGTAAGCTGATTAAGAACGTCGAGCATGAATGCCTTGCGGATTTCCTCGCGTTCCATTTCCAGCATGTCCTTTGTACCGGCATAGTCGCCCCCCTGGCCCTGAATCGGGTTAATAGACTGACGTTCTGATACGAAGTTCAATGCACCCGGATCAAGGCTGATCGCCCCTGGAATATCGCCAACTACCTCCAGAGGAGGCCTATTGCGGCGGTTCTGGCCTTCGATCCAGTCTCTCTTGATAGCGTTGCAGCTACGGGCAGTTGGGACGATGAATGTCCCCACGCCACGCCCACGATGCTCCTGAGAGGACTTTCTGTACCTTGCGATGGCATATGGGAAGTCCAGGTGCCCACCTTCGGAAATAACGATCTTATCCGCGACCGCTATGTACAGATCCTCCCACGGCATGTGTTCTCGGACGACTCTGCTGCCGATAGTCTTTGTGGGATCCCGGTCTTTGCGAGGCCGAACCAAGTGGACTATGTCGAACTTGGATTGCCGGGTTTCGGGTTTTTCGTAGGCCTTCTTGATGATGCCCCCGACATTTTCGGAACCCCACTTTTGTACGCACTGTTGAGCAGTCCATTTGAACTTCTCAATGAACGTGTCGATCATTTGCTCGGAGTTCTCTAGATAAACGAAATGCCCGGCAGGATAGTCCTGGAATACCATCTGACCGGCCTTTCCCTGCTCTGTCTTTAGGCATCCCTCGCCAAAAACGATCCAAGACATGAGAGCTTGGTCGAGCTGCATCATGAAGTTGGATGAGAAGAGATTGTCGTGAACAACCTCTGTCAGACGGGACAGATAGGTCGTTACGTTGTCCTTCTCGTTCTTTTCCCTGCTGCTCGACTTGATACTGAAGTTTTGCTGCCCAGGAGGGAACAGCAATGCCGACAGCCCAGACGCCATATCCTGGGCCGCGAAGATCGCCGTGGTATCCACGATGTTCTGCGTCCTGGGGTTGTAGCTGGGATCAGACTGCGTGATCTGATCCTCTAAGGGGTAGACGAACTCCGCAGTATCCTGACATAAGTTCAGGTAGTTCTGGGAGTTAGCCAGTTCACGCTCATACAACTCACATACTTCAATCGCTCGCTTTTCAGCCATTGCCGCCGCCTAGAAGAGTCTTCTTTTGTTTCTGGGGTTTAAGTAGCCCAGCGGATACAGTCCCCGCTCTGGCACTGTTCCTACGAGGACTCAAATCCTGCGGATCGCCAACCTCGGGAAGAGGCTCGGGGTCCGGGACCGGAGGCAACTCTGGAATTTTTGGTGCGGAGAACATACCACCCATGCGTCAATCCTTTCTTAACCACCGAGTTTCGTAGCCGAACCCAGCAATGTTTTCTTCTTCTTAGACAGCAACCCCGACACAGCACTACTCCGCCCAGCAACCCCGCCACTTCCACGCCTCCTGGGCACACCCACTGCGTCCTCTGGAGTAGCGTCGATGCCAACGGAGCCAGAGTCTCCGGTAGGAGCCTGCCTGTCCAGTTCCCCAGGGCTGGGGTCAACGAAGGGATCGTCGGGGCGTAGGCCCGCTACACCAGCCATGTTTACACGGTCGGCCTGGGCTTGCTGTGCTGTGCTGAGTGGTTCGTAGCCAACAAGCCCTGCTGTTGGTGCCTGGCGGTCTAGTCTGCCAGGTTCATCATCTATCAGTTTATAATCCGAGGGCACGTCTCTGAGCGTGTGTGCCTGGAAGTCTCCTTGAGTGACCTGCTCGCCCCACTGAAAGCGGCGATACTCCTCTGCCCGGTCGCTGTCAAGTTGGATACCCCGGTTGGTCAGTTCCTGGTTGGCCAGGGACATAAGTCTGCCGGGGCGACTGTTCGCTGATACGAGGTCGCCTGCGTACGGAGTGCCGGGGCCACGACTCTTCGTTTTTCCAGTTAGGAGGGATTTCGCCATTACTCGGGATCCAATTCTTTCCGAAACCACTTGATACGGTCGTAGTTCTTGCTATACTCTTCGCTAACCGGGCGAAACCGATCGCCCTTGCCGCTAGCCCCCCCGCCCTTGATCGTGCGGCCATCGCGGTCACAGCGGCCAGCATCTCGTCCATCCACGATCGCCTGCTTAATCTGGTCTTCATTCTTATGTCCCAACTTGCACCTTCTTCTTGGGGGAGAAGCCTGGCTTGCGTCCGGGCCCAGGCCGTTTGAAGACCTCCCACTCCTTATCGAAATCCTTCTTCTTCCAGACGACGCCATCAATCAGGTAGTCGCCCTTAGAAACCGCGACGGGCTGGTTGGCAGCATTTAGTATCATGAAGTCCCATCGCTTAACATCGATACCGCTCGTCTCCATGTGCTGCTCGCTGTCGAAGCACCTAACTTTGTGGCGACCACCACATACTGCCATTATCCCGTCTTCCATGCCCTCATGAAACTCTATTGCTTCCGCTTCCAGCGGTTTTCTTTTACAAAGCATATTACCCCTTCGTGTTGTGAAGATGTTCGCCGCACCAATTATCGTGATTCACCATTAAACCAGAGACTTGTGGAGGATATCTCTCACACAGCCCCTTTATATTGCTTAGCGATTGAACCTTCCGCCAGTACACACAGTTCTTGCAGGAGTTTCCCTCCCGCCTTTCTTCCTTTTTGTATATCATACCACCTGGTAGTTGTTGGTCGCGACCTTCTGCCGGTTAACGTCCGATCCAAGCCTCGCCACCTTGTTCCCCATACAGGCCAGGGAAAAGTAGTTCAGTGCATGCCTGAAGTGGTCCTGCTTGTCACCCGTCTTGACATAGCGGTACTTCGACTCGCCACTGACCTTATCGATCACTCGCTGCTTCGCTGTCTGGGTCATTTGGTGGGCAAACACCTTGACTGACGGGCACACTCTTGGGAGTTTCAATCTGCCCGGTGTTACGGTCAAATTATGGGTCTCGTCGAGAATCCACGTCCTGCCTACCTGTACCACGCCGGTCTGTAGGCTGAAGTTGGGCGAGGTGATCTGATGTTCCTTGTATTCGCAAAGATAGATGCGATATGGCTCTTCATTTTGGAACCTTACGGCGTCAGACTCGTAAGGCCTGGAGTCGATAACTGCACTCCGAACATTGAACCTTCTGGCCAACTCATGAACCTTTACCCAGTTCTGATCCAGCCGATCTTCCTTGATTTGGCCGGTGTAGAATATTTGGTACTGATCCATGCCGATTTTCGCCCCGATGACAATATGGAACGTCTTGCCAATGTCTACGCCCATCGCACATGGCCCCTTGTGGGCCGCGAAGGGCAGCTCATGACCGCAGCAGTTGTACACATCCGAGTCGAGCAGCATGTCCTCAGCATTGGCATAGGGCAGGCCTAATCGGAGGCTAACCACATCAGCCAGATTATTATGAGGAGGATCATTGTACTCACTAAGGATCTCCCAGGGGTCGTTGTAGACAGTAGTAAGCTGAGAATGCTGGTAGCCTCTCATCTCCGTGTTGGAAGGATATTGCGCCACCCACTCGCCGGGGGATATGCCAATTTCCTTCTTGCACTTGTCACACGCGATGTAGCCTCTGTGTTTATGGCCTCCCTCTTTATGTTCCAGGACGCACCCGGGGAAGGATAGTTCTGCACAGGTCCAGTGTCCACATGGGCACTTACGGAACCAGTGTCGCTGGTCTGATCCCTCGAAGACCTTGGCGATCCCAAACCCCGGTGTCGTCGGATTGGAGATGTAGCATTCCTCCTGGACCTCAGAATGACGCATCCTACCCGCAGCCTTAGCATACGCCTCCTCGTCCATCATGTCGATCTCGTCGGCCACGAACCTGTCCACCGGGATACCCCTGAGCTTCGAGGACTCTCTCTTCCCGCTGGGGAGTACCATGTTTAGCTTTGCCCCTCGCAAGTACAGGTACGCATCATGAACCTTCTTGAGGGAAGCAGAGTCAGTGCCCTTGGGGCCGCCGACGTTCTTAATATACTTGCCGATAAGCTGCTTGTTGTTCGCAATCAAAGGATTAAACCGGCTCTTGGAGAACTCCAGTACATCGTCAGTGGTTGGGAACAGGTACAGCACCCCAGACGGGTATAACTTATTGATCATTCCATGAAGGCTTTTGAGTACCTCAATCTCAGTCCATCCGCCCTGCGTGGCCTTCATATAGCAAACGCGACGGGGAGTTTCTGACATTGGTTCGATCTGGTACTCATGATTCTTGAAGGAGAACTTGCCGCTCTGTAGCCGAACCCTATAAAGATTCGCCCAGTACCCGGCATTGGCTTGTGCGATTTCCTCTGGCTTCATCTAGAATCAAGTTGCCCAACAACGAAAACTAACTTACGCATTGGGCCATCTTTTGTGTAACATATTCTAAGTTTCTTTAGTTTCTGTACAGATCGCTGTCTCTGTCTGATCGGGAGGGACGTGTCTCTGGCTTCTGACAGGAAGTGTTCAGCCAAGACCTGTTGACTATGTGGCTTAATTGAACCACAACCCGGGGTAAATAGCAAGAGCAATAATAGTAACCCCCCACACTTCTTCACGCCCTTTTTCCTTCCTTCACCTTGTTAACAACTTTCCAGATCGACGCACAGCGGTTGCAGTACAACTGGTTATAAAAAGAATCCTCAATATCCTCTGCGGGACAAACCTCGATCCATTCGTTTACCGCCTGGGTCTCCAGGAGGCGGTCGTAGGTCAGATCCACAACCTTGTAGCAGAAGTCACAGACCGCAAAGTCAGCCGCGCTTGGAGGGGGGATCGACTGTTCCATAATGCTCCTCTTCGTCTATATGAGAAACGAGTTCGCCTTGCTTGTGTATCCAATAGCAATATGCCAAAAACACCCCTGTTGCAAATGAAAAGAAAAGGCACAACGCCAATACAATAACATCACCCCCTCTAATCATTCTCGACCTGCTCTCTCAGGGCATCCCTACGATCCTGTGCCTTATCCAGAGCCTTGTCGTGGGCATGAGCGAACTCTTCCCAGTAAGCCAGCTCTTCCTCGATCACAACCGTGACCGCCTTGAAGATACAGGGGGTTAGTATCTTGACCTCCTGGTCTGTTTGGTCGAACAACTCTTTCAGCCGCCAAATCGTATCTTCTCTCATGAGTACCATTCCTCAGCATTAAGACCGTCCAGTTCCAGGATCTCGTCCACAAAGTCTTGCCCATCGAGTATGTGCATCGCGTCGCTCCTGTGCCTTGTCCAATGCCTCGTCGTGAGCATAAGCCCACAGCTCACATAGGAACTTGTCGCTACTCATGATAGGCTTTCAGTGATCACGGGCAGGCCAGCCACCCTATCAGCGTTGATCTGTATCCACTTCTCCTGCCCCTCGGGTACATCCTCAGAGTCAAATATCGCCTCAACGGGACAAACGGAGACACAAGCGACACAGTCAATACACTCTTCTGGGTCGATGTATACCATCTCTTCGCCCTCATGGAAGCAGTCCACGGGGCAGGTCTCTACACATGCGGTGTCTTTACAGCCAATGCAAGACTCAGTGACGACGTGAGCCATTAAGATACATCCTTCAA